CCGTCAGCCAGAAAACGTGCGTGTCCATCCGATGGCTCCCTTCGGGAGCCTTGAATCAGAAAGCGCTTAAAAGCGAAAATATTTTTATGGGTCCGGAGCCTAGTCACCTTCATCCGGTATCTTGAGGATCTGACCGCAGGCTTTGCAATGCACGGCGTCGGGATCGTGACGCTGAAGTCCGCACCGCGGACAGGGGAAATAGACCTTTTGTGGTCGAAAAATTGCCTGCGCCAGCCGCACGAAAAGCGAAATGCCGACAAGCATGGTGACAATAGCGGTAAGCTTTCCGGCGCTGCCAGGTAGCACGATGTCGCCAAACCCCGTCGTGGTGACGGTTGCGACTGTGAAATAGAGAGCATCTACATATCCGGCGATGCCAGAATTATTGCGGAAAAAGAACGTATAGACGAACCCGGTAACCACCAGCAGAAAAGTCAGGAGATTAATGACGGCATGGCTTGCATCTCGCCATTCGCGAACCGCGTTGCGTGGGAAACGCCGCCAAAGGTTTCACTTCGGGATAGTGACCACAGCCGCAGAATGCGCAGGAATCCCAGATTGGCGAGGGTCTCCGGAAAAAGCAGGGTGACGAGAATGAACAGATCGACCCAGGACGTGGGTTGGCGCAGCAATCGGATCGGATCGTTGGCGGCGAGCATCCGCGCTCCCAGATCGGCGGCAACGATGGCCGCCACCGTGTAGTCCAGCCAGAGAAAGGACGACGTTCCCCTCAGGACTGGCGTGGCTATGAAAAAGGCAACGATCATGAGATCGACGACAATGACACCAACCTGGAAACGGAACGCCGTCGGCGTCGAGCCGTGATAGAGCTTCCGGAGCGTGTCGCGGGACCGGGACAGCGGTGAGCCTTCCTCAGGCGTCGTCTGCTTTCTGCTGGTTACCATTGCACCACGCACAACATCTGGCGCCCTTTCCATTCCGTTCCCGCAGCATCGTCGTGCGGGTGTTGGTGTCGGCGGAATTAGATTTGTTGCTCCAGCCCATTCTACGCTCCGATGCCCGCCCCAGTCTCAACCTACTTCGGGTTTCAGGCGTGGCTATCCTGAAGTTGCCACACACACCTCCGGCCTTCTGTCCCATACGTAAGCCCAGCCCAGTTCCCCGGAGGAGAAGCCGGGACGTAACGTTTCGCCGTATAAACACGGGGCGGCAGGGACAAGAACTGAGCGGCAGGACTTACGCTGTTCACTGAGTTGTTTAGTGCAGGTAAGGAGACAGCGACTAGACTTTATGTCTAGCCCGCCCGTTCTCTTTGGTCCGGTGGGCGCGAGGCGGCGCGACCGTGGGCCTGTATCCGCCAATGAAGGGCATGCACCATGGAACAGCTTCTGATTAACCTGATCGCGGGCGCGGCGGGTGGTAACGCCACAGGCAAGGCGTCGCCTGCATTCGACATGGGCGTAATCGGCAACACGATTGCGGGCCTCGTCGGCGGCGGCATTCTCGGTCAATTGGTTCCGCTGGTGCTGCCAGCCGTTCAGGCCTCCCTTGCCAGTGGCAATTTCAGCATCGGCAGCGTCGTGACCAACATCATCTCAGGCGGCGCTGGCGGTGCGATTCTGACGGCGATTGTCGGGGCCATCAAAAACAGGATGACCTGACGAAGGGCGACGGGAGAGGGACGTGGCGGGCTTCCAAATGGTGCTAACGCGTTCCCCCTGTGGTCTTGCGGTCTGGATCCACGAGACACTTATCGGCCAGTACAGCTGGAGCCCCTTGGTGGCCCCGGATGTTCTGCTGCAAAAAATCTGAAACGGCATACTTCCCGCGACAGACCGCCGTTTCCCTTCCCGGTGGGAGAGTTACCCTCGTGCGCGGCTGGACGCGGCATAATCCGGGTCAGAAGGAATGTGGGGCAGGCGGGCTTGCTTGACCGCTTCGAGCGGCCTCTGTGTCCTTAAAGGACTAGCCATGGGCAAAGCCATGTGTGAGTCCCCCGTGTGAGCGTGGGGACGCCGTAAGTTCTTGTTATCAGGAAGATTATTTGCAGCCAATCACTTGGGATTGGTGCGGTCGAGAGGACCCTCAAGTGGCCCGCAATCAACTATTTGAAGGCACTTGAAGCTCAACGAAAACAGGCTGCTATAGGCCACAACGTAGACCCACGAGGCGCACACACATGCGCTCTGAAACGGCGGGGGCGGAGTGGCATGGCGGGCAGGGTGAAGTATCTTATTCACAGGAACAATTTGTATTTTACGCGCATGCGAGTTCCTGCCGAGTTACAGCTTGTCATCGGCAAGCCCGAACTTCTGAGGTCACAGGGCGGCGATCCTGCAACCGCACACCGGAAGCACGCGGAGACGGTTGTGGAGTTTATGCGCCTACTTGATGAGGCGCGCGGCATTGTTCAGGCGGCTGGGGAAACAGGCGAGCCGCGCGGGGACGTTGAGGCGACGGACGAAATAGACGACGTGACCACGCGTCGGACGCCAATCATGCTTCAGACGCCAGCCCTGCGCCGGGACGTTGAGCCGCGACTTGCCGCGTTTGAATATGCCATGCAGGCTGACGACACCGCCCGCTACGCCCCCGACATGCGGGACGCCAAGCAGCACATCGACTTTTCTGCGCGGACCCGTCCCGCCCATAGTCATTTGCTGCGCCGCATCGTCAGGGGCCTTGCTACGGATGCGGAGACGGGCGCGGCTGTCGGCTGGGCGATTGATGACCTTTACGGCGATGCGATCCAGCGCGGTTCGCCTGAATGGCGCATCGCCGCCATGTCGCTGGCGGCGGGCATGCTGGACGCTAACAGCCGGTCTGTCGCTCTGGATGCTGGCGGCGACCATTTTGTCACAGCGCCGCCAGTTGCTGCCGCATCAGTCGCGCCGGCAATCGCTGTTACGTCCAGCCAGCCACCTGCGCAGGGCGATCCGCTGGCGAGCCGTATCCTTTGCGACGAATCCCGCCTGACGCTGCTGGACCTGCTCCCCCTGTACCAGGAACAGCGCAATGTGAGCCCTTCAACCATATCGACGTGCGAGGTGCGCATTCGCGCGTTCCATGAGGTGACGGGCGGGCCAATCCCGGTCTATCAGATCACCCGCGATCACATGCGGGCAATGCGCCGTCTGGTGATGACCCTCCCAACCAGCGCGGGCAAGCGCTTCCCCGGCATGACGCTGGCGCAGGCGACGGCCGCGAACGCCAAGCGGTCGAAGCCCTTTCCCGTTCTGAACGCAAAAACGGCTGGTAGCTGGCTTGGATCAATCAAAACGATTTTGGAATGGGCCAGTCGTTATGACTTCATCCCCGACAATCCCGGGGCGTCCATTATCATTGAGAAGCCGAAGCGTGGTGCAACAAAGGGGCGCGAGCAATTCACCGCCGACGAATTGGGCCGGATTTTCAACCTACCCAGCTTCAAGCAGCCATGGAGGGAGGATGAATGGGTCTATGCGGTCGCCCTCTATAGCGGCATGCGCGCCAGCGAGATCGCGCAAATGCGGCTGGACTGGATCACGACTGAGCAAGGCGTGCTGGTCTTTAATGTCGACGGTGAACTGAAAAACGCTACTTCGAAACGAAAAGTGCCGGTCCATCCCGACTTGTTGGCGCTCGGGCTGCAAAGGCGCATAGACGCCTTGCGAGCGACGAACAAGACGCACCTTTTCCCCGTCTGGTATCAGCAGGGTATCCGGTCGGCGCAAAATGCAGCGCGCCGTGCCAAAGAAGATGGGAAGCGCGTCCGACTGAACTCCTATTGGCCCACGTCCCTGACGAGGCGCTTTAACGTCACCATCCGGGCGAAGGCTGATATTCCGTGCAACAAGCCGTTCCATAGCTTCCGCCACACCTTCAAGACGGGCTTGTCGGTCTGCGGCGTGCCTAAAGACATGCGCGACCTACTCACGGGCCATGCCGATAGCAGCGCCGGAGCCGCATACGTCCACGATCATTCGCTGGTCGCTATGAGCGAGGCCATGGAAAAACTGCGCTTTGACGGGATCGACATTGCCTCGCTTGCCAAGGTGGCAGTCGCCAAAAGCAAAAAGAGATAATTTTCCTAAGAAATCTGAAGCTCGCCGCTATCTCGCTGCTATAATGGTATTGAGATAGTAGGAGCTTTCGCTTGTTCGGTACAATCAAGTCAGTTTTCGGCGCAGGTGAGCGAAAGTCCGCTGATGTGCCAGTCACCACGTCGACGCTGGTTAACCCTGATGCTTGGTTTACTGAGCTTGTAGGTGCGGCGTCGGGATCAACAGGGATGCACGTCACGTCTGCGAAGGCGATGACTTGTACCGCCGTGCGTTGTGCTGTTCTGGCGATCAGCGAGGCCGTGGGGCAACTCCCGCTGCATGTCTATGATCGCGAGACACGCAAGCGGGCGACGGTGCACCCTGCCGAGGCCCTGCTGACGCGCGGAGCCAACGACTGGACCCCGACCGCTGAACTTGTCGAGCGCCTGACTGCCGACGCTATGCTGTATGACGTGGGCGGTGTGGCGCAGATTGTTCGCACAGGCGCGGGCAAGCCCTTTGAACTTCACCGGATCGACCCCGCCACGGTCACGCTCAAGGTGGGGCAGGCGGGCGAACCGTACTATGAGATTGCCAGCCCGACCGACAAAATCATGCTCCCGCATACGGACGTGCTCCATATCCGCCCGCCGGGCGGCAAAGCGCCGGCGTCTGATGCCCGTGAAGCAATCGCCATCGCCCTGACGCTGGAGCGCCACACAGGCAAGCTGTTCGCCAACGGCGCGCGCCCTTCCGGCGTCCTGACATTCCCGCAGGGATTAGGCGTCGATGTTGTCAGGGATGCGAAAAACAGGTTCAGCGCGGCCAATTCTGGCGACCGCGCCTACGGGACCGCCGCGCTTTTCGACGGCGTGAAATTTACACCCGTCACCTTCTCCAGCGTGGATGCGCAACTTCAGGAAATGCGGAAATTCGCAGTCGAGGAAATCAGCCGCGCCTTCCGTATCTCCCCGATTTTCCTGCAAAATCTCGACCGGGCAACTTGGTCGAATTTGGAGGAGACAGGGCAGGCGTTCCTAAGTTTCACCTTGCTTCCATGGCTCCGGCGCTGGGAAGGCGAGCTTCGGCTGAAACTGATCGCGCCGGCTGAGCGTGAACGCTTCTACCCCGAATTTACAGTTGATGGGCTCGCCCGCGCCGACCTGAGCAAGCGCAGCACTTCCTACGCCTCGCTGATCGCCAGCCGCGTCCTGTCCCCCAATGAGGCGCGCGCCATGGAAAACCGTCCCCCATACGCCGGCGGCGACACTTACGAAAACCCGAACACCTCCAGCGGGGCCGCGTCATGACTGGCTTCCGGGCTTTCTTTGGCGACCGCGAGCGGACCTTTCGCGTCGCCGGTTCCCACATCGCAGAACTTGAGGCGCAGACAGGCGTCGGTATTGGGACGCTTATGCAGCGCGTCGCGAGCCGCAACGTCTGGTTTCGCGATGTTTCGGAGATCATCCGCATCGGCCTGATCGGTGGCGGCGCAGAGCCAGCCGAGGCCGCGCGCCTTGTCGAAACCTACGTGACCCCGATGCCGATAGAGCCGTCGCTCTACGTCGCCATGGGCATTATTGGCGCGCTTTGGCAGGGCGCTCCCCAAACTGAGGTCCAGTCCGATGCAACGGCTTGAGATTAAATCCGCCTTCGCCACCGACGACGCCGGCGCCATCACCGGCTTGGCGTGGCCCTTTGGGTCGCCGGATCGCTACGGCGACGTGATCCGCAAGGGCGCGTTTGCCAGCGCGAAAATGCCGATCCCGCTTCTGTTCGCCCACAATCCGAATGATCCCGTGGGCGTCTGGGATGAGGCGCACGAAACCGACAAGGGGCTGGAGGTGAAGGGCCGTTTGCTGGTCGCGGACCTGCCGCGCGCCCGCGAGGTGCATGCGCTTGTCCGCGCCGGGGCAGTCTCGGGCCTGAGCATCGGCTTCACCCTGAAGAACGCAGCGCCCAGAAGGGGCGGCGGGCGAGAGATCAGCGCCCTTAATCTGATGGAATGCAGCATCGTCTCAATTCCTGCGCACCCAAATGCAGGAATATCTTCCTTGAAATCAAATAATGATGCACAATATCTGGCAGAGCTACTGCGCAATGCCGCTGCGTCATTGCGTATCTGACTAAGAAAAAGGTCTGGCATGTCCTATCATCACAATCAAAATGACTTTGTGCTCAAGAGCGCTGATGCTGGTGAGCCGGTTGCTGTCGTCGCCGCCGCTATCAACGATCTGGAAAAGACCGTCACCGGGCGTCTGGGAGCGCTGGAAACCAAGTCTGCGGCCCTGTCCGGCATTGGCGACCGTCTGGACGCCATGGAAGCGCGGTTGAACCGTCCGGCCAGCACGCCCAATGGCAGCGGCGAGAACGCCCTTGAACGCAAGGCGTTCGGCACCTACCTGCGCCACGGCAACCAGACGCCGGTTGATGAAATCAAGGCGCTGACTGTCTCTAGCGATCCGCAGGCGGGCTATCTGGCTCCGCCCGAAGTCTCGACCGAGTTCATCCGCGAGCTGGTCGAGTTCAGCCCGATCCGCAGCGTTGCCAGTGTGCGCAACACCGCCGCGCCGTCTGTCCGCTATCCGGCCCGCACCAGCGGCACCAATGCCGGTTGGGAAGGCGAGCTTGAGGAAGCGGAAGAATCCAGCATGTCCTTCGGCATGCTTGAGGTCCCCGTTCACAAGATTACAACCTACGTTGATCTGTCGAACGAGCTTCTGGCTGACTCCGGCGGGCAGGCCGAGGCCGAGGTCAATCTGGCTCTTGCTGAAGACTTCGGGCGCAAAGAGGCCGTTGCTTTCGTCAATGGCTCCGGCGTGAAGCAGCCCGAGGGCGTCATGTCCGCCGACGGGATTGAGCACAGCGTGTCCGGCGTTGCCGCTGCGATCACCGCTGATGCGCTCATTACGATGCTCTACGCCATGCCCGCCACGTACCGGAACGCATCTGGATTCCGCTGGGCGATGAATGGCGGCACGCTCGCTGCAATCCGCAAACTGAAAGACGGGCAGGGGAATTATCTCTGGCAGCCGTCCTATCAGGCGGGCCAGCCTGAGACGCTGTTGGGCAAGCCGGTACTGGAAATGGTCGATATGCCGGACGTTGCCGCCGGTACGTTCCCGATCATCGCAGGTGACTTCAGCGCCTACCGCATCGTGGATCGGCTGACGCTGTCGGTTTTCTCTGACCCCTACACACAGGCGAAGCGCGGCGTGACCCGCCTTCATGCGACCCGGCGTGTTGGCGGGCGCGTGCTTCAGCCGGCGCGGTTCCGCAAGCTCAAGATTGCCGCGAGCTAATCCCCAAACCGCACTTTCGGGGACGCCAGACGGCGTCCCGTCATCTCATTCGGGACAGATAATATGCGTGACCTTGCTTCAAATATCGGCGTGGCGCAGGCCATCGCCCCTGCCGTCCACACCACCAGTGTGAATGGCCCTGCGATTGACCAGAAGGGCTTCCGGCGCGTTGCCATCGCCATCACCACCGGCGCAATCGCCGGCGACGGCGTTTTCAGCGTCAAGCTTCAGGAGTCGGACACGACCACGTCTGGCGACTTCAGCGATGTTCCGGCGCAGTACCTTCAGAGCAACGCCCCGGAAGCGCTCGCCGCTGACGCATCATACAAGCTGGGCTATCTGGGCCATCGCCGCTACGTCCGCGCCGTGCTGACGAAGGCAAGCGGCACCAGCATCGCCGCCGCCGCGATTGCCGTCCAGGGCGACCCCGCAAACCTGCCGGTGGCGTAATCCCATGATCGGCGGCGAAGACATCTATCTGACTGTCGGTCATGAGGTGATCCACCTGCGCCCGACTTTGCGCGCCGCCGTGCGGCTGTTGCGCAAGTACGGCGATCTGGCGAGCCTCGCGGCCAAGCTGGACGAACTGTCGTTCGCCGCCGTCTCTGACGTGATCCGCGAATGCAGCACGACCCGTTCTGATCTGGTCGCGCTGCTGGATGATGGGCAAATTCCCCTTGGCGTGTGTCTGTCCAGTTTTGAAACCCAGATGGTACAGATCGTGCCGGGGCTTGTCGGGGTCGATGTGCCCTCGGTCGACCCCGACAAACGCCCATCTTCCGGGACAGCCGTCCCGCCCTTGGATTACCTGCAAAGCCTGTTCGGGCTGGCGACCGGCGTCATTGGCTGGTCGCCAGAAACCGCATGGCAGGCGACCCCGGCTGAGATCGCCGTCGCATATCAGGCACGCATTGATCTGCTGTCGGCGATCTTTGGCGGATCGAAGGAAGCAGACGACGCCCCGTCTGGCGACCCAATGGCGGCGCGTCTGGATGCGGACGGCCTCGCAGCCATCGCCAATATCGGGAGGGCGCTCTGATGCCCTTCGCGCCGCCTCGCGTCTGTGGCTGCGGTCACGTCGTTCCCTATGGACAGCTTTGCGGCTGTCAGAAGCGCGCCGCTGCCGAACGCAAAAAGCGCTTTGACCTGAAGCGCCCGAGCGCCCGCGAGCGTGGATATACGGCGGAATGGGAAACGGAACGTCGAAAATACCTGTCCGCCAATCCCAACTGCGCCCGGTGCGGCCAGCCCGCCAACGTCGTGGACCATATCCAGCCGCACAAGGGCAATCAGCGTCTGTTCTGGAACCGCGCGAATTGGCAGGCGCTCTGCCGGACCTGTCACAACTCCCACAAGCAGCGCGAGGAACGCGGTCATGGTCATGCGTAAAATCCATTTGTACGGTCGCCTGCGCAAGGAGTTCGGTCCCGTCTTTGAACTGGACGTGCTCACGGCAGGCGAGGCCATCCGCGCCCTTAACGCCAACTTTCCGGGCCGCTTTCGTCAGGCAATGGAGAACGGCTGTTGGTCCGTTCTTCATGGGCAGCGCAAAGGCGGTTTGCCGCTTGAGGTTGAGGACATCAACACCTTCGGCCTCGGACGCGGCGACATTCACATCGTCCCCGTTGCAGCAGGCTCCAAGCGTGGCGGCGTGCTCAAGGCAATTCTCGGCGTCGTGCTGATCGGCGCGGCCATCTTCCTGTCCGGCGGCACCCTCGCGGCCCCGCTGGCAGGCATGGGCGGCGCAATCCCCGGCCTGATGGGGCTGACCTACGGCAACGTCGCCCTGATCGGCCTTGGTCTCGCGCTCGCCGGCGCATCCCAACTGCTTACCAAATCCGAGAAGTCACAGGACGAGACGAAGAAAGACGAGTCCTTCACCTTCAGCGGTCCCGGCAACGGAACCGAACAGGGCAATGCTGTCCCGCTGATCTATGGCCGCGTCCTCACGGGTTCCTTGCTGGTGTCCGCCAGCATGGACTCTGAGCGCTTTGCGTGAGGTGTAGTGATGCCGACTGAACCCGATGTGATTGAACCACATCACGGCGCACTTCATATCCAGCGCCACTGTGACCAGACGCTAATCGTCGCGAAGCTGCCGACCACGGATGATCGCGGTGAGTTACTGCCGACGTATGACATTGGCGCTGACGACTTCCGGTTCACGGCAGCCTTCAGGGATGGATCGCAAATCGTGCGCACGCTGAGCGCTGGCGAACTGACCTTCACCACTGGCGAGGGAATGCCGCCAGTCTTCAGGCATGTGAGCCTGACGCTCAAAGCTGAAGACAGCGCCAGCTTCCCCGAGTTCATTGAGACGCCATACGCCGTCGAGAGCCTGACGGCAGACGGCAAGCGCCTGCTGGTCGATTGGGGCGTGATCCGCGCGACCAGCCATCCGGTTCCTGCGACGGAAGTATAGGCCGGGGGTGGGTCGCATTTCCGAAGAATAGACAGGGGACCGGCGGGGGGAGGTCCGAACAAAATCGCCCCAAATTGGGATTTTTTTCACATGATCGTCACCCTATGCGACGTGAAGCGCCATCTGAACATCACCGACGACTGCGACGATGAGTTGCTGACAAAGAAGATTTACGCGGCGGGCGAACTGATCGCCGGATATGTCGGTAACCTTGAGCAATACAACGGCGTGATCCCGGCCCCGTTGCAGGAAGCCGCGCGCCAGCTTGTCGCCGGCTGGTACGAGGTCCGCGAGTCCACCTCTGAGGCGAACATGCGCATGGTCCCGCTAGGCGTCTTTGACCTGATTACGCCATTTCGCGATTGGATGCCCTAACATGGCTAGCGACAACGGTTTGGCCCGCTTCAATCAGCGTATGGCTGCGATCCCGAAAGAGGTTCGCGAGGCCGTGAAGCCTGCGCTTGAGAAGTCCGGCGATGAGCTTGCGGACGCCATGCGGACGCTTGCCCCCCAGGACACTGGCGCGCTGAAGAACAGCATCGCCGTCACGCTGCCGGGCCAGATGACGCCTCCTTATTCGCAGCCCGGCGGAACGCGTCAGGCCCGTGAAAACGAGGTGCTTGTGACCGTCGGCAATACCGACGTCCGTTATGCGCATCTGGTCGAGTACGGCACTGCCGAAGCCGCCGCGCAGCCGTACTTCTGGCCCGCCTTCAGGCTGCTGCGGACGAAGATCGAGCGCCGGATCAAACGCGCGATCAACAAGGCGGCAAAAGACCATTGGAGCGGATCGTGAGCCTGACTGTATCCCTGCAAACGCTGATCCGTGAGCGCCTGACTTCCGACCGCGATCTGGCATGG